CGAGGTCGAGACCGTGCCGGTGACATCGACTGTCGTCACCGCACCCGCAGCACCGCCGACCGAGATCGCCTTGCATCCGATCATCCGGTAGCTCTTGCCCGGGATCGCGGGAAGGAGCGTCGCGCCCGCGTTGATCTCAGCGATGGTGAAGCGCTGGCGCTTGTTGAGGATCGCGCCGCCGCTGATGTAGCCGCCCGAGATGCGAAGCTCGCCCCCGATGACGGAGAGCGCGCCGCCCTGCGCGTCGTAGTTTTGCGTGGAATAGCTCATGAGAGCACCTCGTTCGGAAGAGAGGGCGGCGAGCCGAAGCCCGCCGCCCAGTCAGATCAGGCCGGCGGGTTCGAAGACGGCGCGGTCCGGGCGTGGCCCAGAACCCACACCGCCGAGAGCAGCGCCGCGCTGGCGTTGCTGGCCGGCGTGATGGTCGCGCGGACGTAGCGCTTGCCGCCAACATAGCCGATCTTCCGGCATTCGTTGTCGTCATCGAACGCGAAGCCCGCGAGAGCTTCGGTGCCGAGCAGGAACGTGTCGGACACCGCCGCCGCGTCCGTCAGCGTCGAGCTGTCGCCGTCCTCGATGAGGACGGAGAAGGTCGCGTCCGCGTCGGCAATCGAGCCGGTCGCGATGACCAGCTCGATGCTCTCGTAGCCGCGCGTGTCGAGGATCTGCGACACCTGCGCGGTGTTGTCGGACACCGACACGGGCGAGATCGCCCGCTTGATGTCGATGTTGTTGTGGAGGTCTTTGGAGGCCATTGGAATGGTCCTTTCTCGATCAGGATCAGAGGGCGACGTTCTGCAACACGATGGCCTCGGGCAGCACGACCTGACCGCCGACGCGACGGCGGAAGATCATGCGGACCGCGCCGCTCGTCGCCTGCGTGTACGGATCGCGGAGCATCTCCATCGCGATGCGATCCACGATCACATAGCCACGACGAAAATCCCCGAACGCGACGGGCTTGGCCGACGCGCCGACATCCGGCATGTCAGCGGCCTCAACGTAGGGCGCGCCGTTGATGGTGTTCGGCACGCCGCCCGCGAGGCCGGGAGCCCAGAGATACTCGCCATCGCCGTCCTTGAGGCGGCGGATCTGACCGATGGTCGAGCGGTTCATCATCCACACCGCCGCGCGCGCGTAGTCGGTCTTGATGCCATAGTAGACGCTCAGCAGACCGTCAGCCGTCAGCGCCGCCGCCGCGCCGCTGTTCACGGTCGCGATGGAGGCGTTGTTCAAGAAGCCGAACGGACGACCGACGCCGGAGCCCGAGAGGAACGCCGCGCCTTCGGCCTTCGCGAACTGCTCGGTGGCCTCGGCGCGAACCTCGGCCTCCATGTTGAAGGCAGCGTCTTCCAGCATCTGGTTGGTGATGTCCACGAGCGCATACATCTCATGCGTCGGGATCTCGTCCATACCGTACGTCAGCCCGGTGGTCTCGGAGCGCGTGCCCTGCTCCTGGACCCACTGCGCCGAGAACGTGCCGGTACGCTTCGGCAGCTGGATCGCCTTCTGCGTGGTCTGGCGCGTGCGCGCGACCGCGCGGAACGGCGTGACTTCGACAACGCCCTTGATGATCTCGCGGACATACTCAGTCGGCGCGAGATAGCCGCCGAGCGTGTCGGGCGACAGCGAGAGGCTCTTCATCTCGGCGGCGACGCCGTCGAGGCTCTTGCGCTCGCTCTCCGACAGAGCGCCATCGCCGCGCGCGATGGAGCGGACCACGGCCCGCATCCAGTCGTTCGCACGCGCCTTGACCTCGTCGGCCTCGGGCGCGGCCTTGCCGGAGCCCATCCGGTTCAGCTTCGCGGCCAGATCGGCGGCGGTCTCGCTGGCGTTCTTCGCCGCGAGTTCGGCCTGGACCAACTTCTGGTTCAGGCTCTCGTACTTCGACAGGCTCGTCTCGATCCGGTCGAGCTTGTCGCGCGTCACGACGTCGGCCGAGCCCTTCTTCTCGATCTCGGCCAGGCGCGCGTCGTTGGTGGCCTTGAAGGCCTCGAAAGCGGAGCCGACAGCATCGACCGCGCCCTTCAATTCATTGAGTTCCATTGGATTAGCCCTTCGTGGAGGAGAGGATGGAAGCCGCGCGCTTCAGCGACGCGACCAAAGCCTCGACCTCGTCATCGCGAGAGGCGTCGGCGTGTTCGTCAGCTGCATCGCGCAGGTGACGACGGACCACCGCGACGAGGCTCTTGGCCTCGGCGATGGACATTCTGTGAGCTTCGCGCAGAGCGGCCTCGAGGCCGCGCGCGTCGAGAATGAGCGCGGGCGCGCTCTTGAGATAGGCGAGCTTCGCGAGCGGGTTCATCGGGTCATCGACCACCGAGACCTCGCGCAGATCGATGGCCTTCAGCCAGCGGCGCGGCTCTCCGGTGCGACCCGTGCCCATCTTCGACCCGCCGGCAGGGACACGATAGCCGATGCTCATGCCCTTGATCGCGCCTTCACGAAGGCGCGCGTAGGTCATCTTTCCCTCGTCGGTGTCGAGGCCGATGATGCGGCCTTCCACATGCAGACCGTTCTGGTCCTCGCTCATTTTTTCCCAGACGCCAACAGCGCCCTTGGAGCGGTCGTGGTTGTAATACATGGCGGGCAACATGCCCTTGCTCGACCACGACGCGAGGCTGCGCGCCATCGCGCCTGGCGTGATCATGTCGCCGCCTTCATCGATATTGCCGTAGACCGCGCCATAGCCCGAGAACGAGCCCATCGGCTTGTCTGCGGCGAACTTGACCTCAAGTGCGATGCTCGCGACGCCGTTGCTCATTCTCCGAGTTCCTCGATCCGATCAGCGATGCGACTTGCCCATGCGCGGCCAGCGTCGCCGCCCCAGAGATCCCATGCGATGCGCCCGTTGCTCGGGAAGCCCGGCTCGCCCTGGCGGAAGCCTTCGGCTTCCTTGTCCACTTCGTGCCGCGCGAAGAACGAAACCATCCGCATGATGGTGTCGCGCGGTAGACGGCGACCGTTGCTGATGTCGCGCGCGCGAGCGATGCCGACAGCGGTGCCGCCGCGCCCGAACTCGTCGCGCCACGCAAGCGCGCGCCGCGCGTTCGCCGCCATCTCGTCGGTCGGCTTCCACGGGTTTTTCTGCGCCGCGTCGTCCTCGACATCGACAGGCTGCGCGACGTCCGCGTCAGAGCCCTGGCCCGCGACCTCGCCCATGTTCAGCGGGAAGAGTGGCTTGTCGAGACCGTCGATGGGGTTCCAGCCGTCGTCCTCGCGCGCCTCGTTGCGAGTCATCCAGCCGCCGCGAATGGCGCGGTCGTAGTATTCGGCGCGGTCCTTCAACGACCCGCGCAGAAGCTCGCTTGTGTCCATCGTGAAGCGGTAGCCCGCGCTCCACTCCTCAGCGGTGAGCAGCTGCGCGTTGAGCGCGCTGGTCATCGCCTTGATCTCGGGCTGGAGCGTGTATCTGACATGCGCCGCGAAGAACGCCTCGGCGGATGCGAACGTCGGGGAGTTGTTGCCCGCGTGCCCGAGCATGATGCTGAAAACGCCCATCAGCCGCGCGATCTCTTCGATCTGATGCTTGCGGGTCTCGAGATGCTGGGCATCGACGCCCGTCATCTGCGTCGGAGTAAATTTCAACGCGCCGCTCGCCAGCACCGGCTTGCCCGTGTTCGACGCCGAGCCGTACATCGAGGCGATTGCCTCGCGCACCCGGTCGCGTTGTTCCTGCGACGGATTGCCATCGAGGGTGAAAAGGCCGGTCGTACGAACGCCGTTCTTGTGCAGCGCCGCCTGGCTTCTCTCGCTTGCTTGCGCCAGCCCGAGCGCCTGGCGACCGAGCAGCACCGGATCGAGCCCCCGGGCGCTGTCCCAGGACGGCGATCTGAGATGGAACACCTCGCCACGCGAGAGCGTCAGTGTCTTGTTGTTCTCGAAACTGATCGTGTATTCGAGCTCCAGATCCTGTCGGACGACGATCTGGACATTGTCTGGCTTGATCGGGATCAACTCGCGGATCTGGCCGTTGACCACGTTCCGCCACGACACCGCACAGCCCGTCGAGGCCTTGTGCATCATCGTGGTTCGGACCCATTCGCTGCTGTCCTGCCACGCATTCGGAGAGCGCGCGAAA